ATGTTCAATTCTCGTGATTACGAATGGGCTGATGCAAGCCTGATCCTTGCCGGAGCTGATGTGATTGGCCTGAGAGGCGTCAAATACAAAAGCAAGATTGACCGCGAACCATTGTACGCTAAAGGACGAGAACCGCACAGCATACAAAGTGGCAATAAAAGCTATGAAGGTGAGATCACTGTCACGCTGGCGGAATATCTCAAAATGCCTTCCGATCTCCTACAGCTCAAAGCACTGACAGCTTCCGTCAGTTTTGGAAACCCAAGCGAGGGGATGCCCATGCAGACAAAAACCATAATGGGAATTTACTTTACCGAGAGTGGACCCGAGGCTAAGCAGGGCGATAAGGTAATGGAAGTAACCCTGCCGTTCATAGCCATGAAGATTGTTTAACTGAATTGTTTAATACAAAAATCTACACATGAACAAAAATGACATGGTAGCTTCCGGATCCGTAACACCGGAAGTTATCGAAAAATGGAAAAGTGAATACGGCGAAATTGCGAAGTTCACCGTTGTTGATAAAGGACAAAAAAAGATTGTTTACGTCAGGACGCCTTCAAACAAGGACATTGATTACGCCAGCTCTAACCTCACTGCAGGCAAATTGACACAGTATGGGATCACGCTGTTTCATAGCTGCCAAATTGGTGGGGATAAGATAGAAAGCGATGCGGCGCTACGGACGATCGGTAAGAACATGAATGAGCTGATTGAAGACGTGGAAATAAGCCTGGAAAAGCTTTAGCGGATGCCGAGTATGGCATTCGTATTCCCGACGAGCAAACGCCTTTATCAAAAACAACCGGGAAACAGGTAACACACCAGGAGTGGTGTAGGGCACATAAAGAACGGATTGATGAAAGGCGCAAAATGTTTTCATTGATCCGTTATTATTTTCAAAAAGAACCCTATGATTTGCCAGTCGCTGAAATTGCGATGCTTTGGGTTGATCTGGCATGGATAAGGGAAACGCAGGATAAAGCTTCAAGAAAATAAAATGAGCAAGTACCTTGAATACATATTGAGCCTTAAAGATCAGATGTCGGCTGGGTTACAAAAAGTAACCGGTAATGCCAACATGTTGAATCAGACGCTTGATAAGGTTCAAGGGAAAAGAATTCTGGCACCACAGGATCTAGCTGCTCAGGGTGCGGCAAATTCAATAAATAGGGTTAGCGAGGCTGCAAGGTCGATCTCAATCAATCCGCAATCTTCAAATGCGCTTTATGACATATCACGAAGTGCCGGATCTGCTGGAGGTGATGTTAATAATCTAAAGAACAGGGTCGGTGAGCTTGACACTTCTTTTAGAAACGTATCATCGGGCGGGATAACAGCGTTCAAAATTGCGCTTGGGGGTTTAGCGGCGGCTGCGGTAATGCAAGTAGGTTCGCTAGGTAGCAGCCTGGTTGATAGTGTAATACAGGGAACCATTAAACGAGAGCAGGATCTGGTTGGTCTGACCACCTTTTTGGGAGAGAATGCGAGAAAGGTGTATGATGCTATACAGCAGGATGCAGCGACTACGCCATTCAATACAGAGTCTTTATTAACAGTAAATAGAGCACTTATTTCTGCCGGTGTTGATGCGGATAAGGCCAGGAAAGACACCATGAACCTGGCGAATGCTATTTCTGCTGTCGGGATGGGTAATGCGGAGCTTAGCCGGATGGCGGTGAACATGCAGCAAATAAAAAACGTTGGCAAAGCAACTGCGCTTGATATAAAACAGTTTGGATTTGCGGGAATAAATATTTACCAGCTTCTCGCAGACTCAACGGGAAAATCGATGAAGCAGCTCGAAGAAATGGATATTACGTATGAGCAGTTGTCTGCGGCATTTGAAAAGGCTGCCGGGAAGGGAGGTCTATACCAGGGAGCTTTGGAAAAACAAGGTAAGACGCTTGGAGCTCTTATTGAGACGGCAAGAGATCAACTGAAAATATTTGCGACTAATTTCGGTGACAGTCTCAGACCTGTCATTGAAAAATGGGTCGGATATTTTCAACAATTTGTCAATAAGACCCCTGAAATATTCAAAACTATTAAACCCATTATTGTCGCTGTTTCTGATTTGTTTTTAGGATTGTTCAAGGTGATCGGCAAAGGAGTGAGCGTCATTGGGTGGCTATGGGACAAACTCAATGAAGGCAATCCAATTATATGGTTAGCTACATCTTTACTCGGTTCACTCGTTGTTCAGATCATCGCAGTACAAACGTGGTCGATGCTTGCTGCAGCGAAAACATCATTATGGGCAGCGAAGCAGTGGCTGCTCAATACGTCGATGTTGGCAAATCCAATCACATGGATCATTGCAGCCGTGATAGGGCTCATAGGTGGTATCGCTTATCTAATCTACCGCTATGAAGGTTGGGGAGCTGCCTGGGAAGCATTAGTCATGTACCTGAAAGCAAGCTGGGGTGAGTTCAAAGCTAGTTTCACGCTCGTTTGGCTGATGATAGAAGATGCGTTTTTAAGTGGGATAGATCGGCTTAAAGTAGCCTGGTTCAGTTTTCAATCGCTATGGGATAAAGACGCCGCTGCTGCTGGCCTGAGTAAGATAGGTAATGAGGCTCAAAAACGTGCTAATGAAATTGCAAAAGCAAAAGGAATCGTTGCTGATTTTCAAAAACAAGAGCAGGAAAGCTTGTCAAAGGTAGTGTTGAAAGATTCGGGAAAGAGTTTCAAGGATATGTTTAGCGGTGCAAAAGAACCGATCCAATTTCGGCCTGGAATAGTCTACGAAACTCTAAGTGGGAAAAAGGTGATGACAAAACATGGCATTGATCCAGGCGGAGATGGTAAGGATAAAGGAACGGGAGGCCGGAAAAAGTCGAATGAAACCGTTGCCACTGGTGGGACAAAGAACACAACGATTTACCTGACCATCGGAAAGCAAATCGAAAAGTTGACAATCGAAAATAAAACAGGTTTATTCCAGGAAAGCGCAGAGCAAATGCAGGACATGGTCACCGACGCGCTTATTCGCTCACTATCAATGGCTGAAAGTTTGGCACCATGAGTTTGCTGTTAAAAATAAAGAGTGAAATCACCGGCAACAGGTATGATAATGCCAGGAGGGTTGATGATGACACGAGTTACCGATCCACGGCTATAGAGCAGGCCATGCCGCTGTGGATGAAAATTAAAGGTGAGGGTGAAAGGTGGCTGCTCCCTTGGGAACCGATGATTAGCGTAAGGGGCAGCAATTCAATCGCGAAACGCAAGGTTGCAAAGGCGAAGGATTCAGGGGGTTCTATAAAGGAGTATTGGAGCCAGGATGATTATGAGATTACGATCGAGGGATTATTTACTTACGTTGATAGTAATGTTTACCCCCGCGCAGATTTGGAGAAACTGAAAACATTTTGTGAAGCAAAAAAGCCGATTGAAGTTGAAGCTAATATTTTGGAAGGATTGGGAATAACAAGTATGATCATTGAAGAATTCGATATCCCATTCACTGTTGGACCCGAAAATCAGATATGGACGATCAAGGCGGTAAGTGATAAAGATTGGGAACTGTTGGTAAAGGAATAGTATGTTTCAAAAAATGAGCTGGCGCATAAAGATTGGCAGCTACACGCTGAAAATGCTTGAAAGTGTTGAGATCAATAAAAGCGTTGATACCCTTGCCGATACTTGTGTGATAAAAGTACCTGGTACGGCCTACGGGGCAGCGCTTCAGGTGGAAGGGAAAGTGAAGGTTGGCGATGCGGTGAAGGTTGAACTCGGGTATGATGAAAATTACCTGGTTGAATTTGAAGGATTTCTCCAGCGGATTGATACAGATAATGGCTCTTTGACATTCAATTGTGAGGACGGTCTGTTCCTGCTTCGAAAAGACGTGAAAGACAAACAGTTCAAAAACGCCGAAATGAAAGAAATAGCCCAATACGTTGTTTCGCAAACGGGCAGCGGTTTGAAGGTGAACTGTACACTTACACTGAAGTACGACAAATTTGTTATTAGCCGGGCAACCGGATATGACGTATTGAAGAAACTGCAGGAAGAGACCGCCTCCAACATTTACATTAAGGATGGGGCATTGCAAATACATCCGCTATACATTGAAAAGGGCGGAGATGTGATTTATTCATTTCAGAAAAACATCGAATCCGCGGACTTGAAGTATAGGAAGAAAGAAGATCGGAAGGTAGAAGTTATAGTAGAAAATACCGCTCCGGACGGAAAAAAGATTGAAGTGAGATCTGGAACAACTGGCGGGGACAAAAAAACCTTTTCAGGTGCCGGAATGAGTAAGGATGCCATGAAGAAAAAAGCGGATCATGAGTTTGCGGCTCTTTCTTATGACGGATATGAGGGCAGTATCACTGGGTGGTTAATCCCTCTTTGTGAACCCACTTACAGCGTGAAGATAAAAGACGATGATTATGAATTCAAAACAGGCATTTATTACGCCATCGCAGTTACAACGACGATGGACAGTAGTGGAGCAAAACGTAAGGTGCAACTAGGCAGGAGGTTAGCGTAATGGATAAACTGAAGAAACTTAGGACGGTGATGGGTGCTTATGGCGGAACCACAAATTTGGACGTGGTTGCGGCACAGGTTAAAAGTGTTGACGGGGAAAGCTGCACCGTTACAATTGGAGATTTGGAGTTGACTGATGTGCGTTTGAAAGCAACGATAAACGGTCAGGCAAACAAGATCCTCCAGTTTCCTAAGATTGGGTCTACAGTACTCCTTGGGTCACTGACCGGTGATCTGCGAGATCTCGTAATACTGAAGATCGACGAACTGGAAAAAGTGGAATATACACAGGGATCGGTCAAGATAATGATCGACAGTTCGGGCAAGTTGATAAGCATAGAGCCTGGTCAGCTTTCGATCAAGTTCGATGGAAATGACAATAAAGTGAGTGTTAGTAATTCAGGTGTCAGTTTGAAGACGCTCTTTGATGACCTGAAAGAGATTCTGGAGCAATTTAAAGTACTGACGGCGAATGGACCAAGTAGCGGGCTTTTACCGGACACAATAACTAGGATTACGACATGGGGAACAAAATATGGTCAACTTTTAAAGTGAATTAAAATGGCTTTAACAGCGGGTAAAATAGCGTTTAAAACAGGGATGATTCAGTTGATGACTGACATGCGCACCAGGACTGAAAATGCAGACAATGAATATGCAAATAGGTTAGGAGATTTAATTGAGGCGTTCATAAAGTCAGCTGATGGGATTTATGTGGCCGGGTCGCTTCAGGCTGAGACGTACGTTGTGACACCTAATTTACCAGCAGCAATAACGTTACAATGAGAGGTATCGGAATTCTCATATCAAATGATTACGATCTCATGGCGAATAATGAGCGGGCTTTGGATGGTAAGTTGGTTGGAGTGAAACCAGGACGGAGCATACATCAAAATTCCGCCATCATCCTGGCACATGAGCCAGGACAGTTCAAAGAGGATCCGACCATTGGCGTAGGAATTGAGAATATGGTTCTGGATCATGATCTGCTGGCATGGAGGCGAAAGATCAGGCTGGCACTGGAGCAGGATCAGCAAAGGGTTGAGACGGTAAACATAAATGGAGATCAACTAAAAATAAATGCAAAGTATTAAAGTCAGGGAAAGGCAGGAGGTAATCGACATTGCAATGGAGCATGTGGGTACGGTTGAGTCTGTTGTTGATTTATGTATTCAGAACGACCTATCGGTGACGGAACAGCTCATTTCCGGCCAGCAATTGAAAAATCCGGGTCTAAAAAACAAGTGGGTATCACAATTTTTCGGAAGCGAGCGGATAATACCTATATCGAATGCCGGCATAGTTGGTCAAGGTATTGGATCATGGGCAGTATCTATTGATTTTATAGTTAGTTAAAAATGGCAAAAACAATATCTGAGTGGAAAAAAATAATGACTGATCAGTTTATCGGTAATGAAACGATCAGGACATCATATGGTCTCACAAGTGGTAAAACATTTGAGGAGGAGTTTTCTGTTGCAAGTATTGAAAGTATTCTTTTCTACAGTGTCGCATTTGGCGCCTGGTTACTGGAAAGCGTTTTTGATCGCTTTACCACGGATGTTAAAACATACATCGATAATATGAAGCCACATACCACCAGGTGGATAGTTAACATGGCATTAGCTTACCAGCATGGATTCTCCCTGCTGGCAGATTCTGACAAGTTTAATAATACCGGAAAAACTACAGATCAAATCAGCGCAAGCAAGATCGTTGCATATGCTGCATGCACTGAGCACATCAACCAGTACGGCAGGCCTTATCTGCGCTTGAAAGCGGCTAAGAATGATGGTGCTGATCTGGCTCCTCTTGCAGCCGCCGAACTAAGCGGTCTGACTGAATATGTTAAAAAAGTGAAGGACGCTGGAGTAATGATTCAAGTCGAAAGTCTGCCAGCTGATTCGCTAAAGATGAGCTGGAAAATCTATTATGATCCTCTGCTTATTGATATAAATGGCAACCGACTTGACGGGACGGGTAATGATGTGGCAAGAGTTGTTATAAAGGAGTTCTTGACAAAGTTGCCATTTAACGGCATTTACGCGTTGCAAAAGCATGAGGACTATGTCCAGGCTGTGCCGGGTATTCTCCTGTGTCCAATCCTTTATGCTCAGACAAAATATGGAACAACGCCTTGGGTAGATGTAGCTGTTCTTACCACACCAGATTCCGGGTATATCCGTTTTGCCAGTGACGCTGATTTGTTGATTCAATATATCCCACAAAGTGAAGTAGTGTAAATGGAATTTGCAAGTAAAATATATCAATTAAATTTTCGCAGGCTGGTTCTACAACTGATTCCGGTAAGGCTTCGTATGCCAAAACTAACAGCGTTGTTAATGGCACTTGCAAGTCCTATCGGAGTGCTGTATGCGCAGTTTGTTGGGTTCAAAAAGGACATAGAATACCAGCTTACGATAACGCCGCAGGTATGTTACCTGGTGAAGATGCTAAATGATTATTTCGATTACAGCCTTCGTAGGATAGAGATCCGAGATCCGGAATATTTGGACACAGAGCAGGTTTATACGATGGCTGAGCAGCGGATTAGACCGCTTTTCACCAGGTCAGAAGGTCAGAGCATTGCCATTTACACCATCGTAGAAAGTTCAGTGTCTGGAGATGACTTTATAGTTGTAATACCATTTGGTTTACCGGCCGACATTGATGCTATTAAAGCGAAAATCAAAAAGCATTGTTTGCCAACCAAAAAATTTACGATAATTTATGAATAATCTGAAACTAGATAACACGGGTGGACTATACTTTTATCAAGAGCTACTGGCTTATATGTTTGGTACATGTCGGGATGCTATATTGGCTGTATGCAAAGCGCTTGGTGATAATATAATAATCGAAGGCTGCGTGGTTACGGGTGCGGAGATATCGGCGGGTATTGTCGTTACAGGCGGAGATATCCTGCCGTTTGTTGGAGGGGTCGATGCGGGAGGAATCGGCGTTCGGGAGATTGTCAGCAAAGAAATGTTTAACGATGGGGTGAGCAAAGACGTGTACTTCACACGTACGGCAATTCCAGATGCGGCGGGTATTCCTATTGCGAACTTTAAGCGGATCCAGAAACTGATGGATCTTGGATTTGCGAAAAGTGACTCGTATCAACTTAACGACTCGACGACACTAGCTACAAGTAAGGCGGTAAGGGACCTGTGGATGACGTACTCTATCGTTGGAGTTTATAAAGTAAATCTCCCTTTGTACTATGCCGCGGGTAGTGTTACTATAAATCATGGACTAAATATATCCGGCCCTTACAACGTCATCTGTAACACTCAGTTGGTGACACCAAGCCCAACAACGAATAGTTGGGTATATAAAACTGATGTTGGTGGCGTTCATGATATACTGCCTAATTCGTTTAAAGTGTGGTGGGCAGAAGACCACGGCGACACCTGGCAGGGAAATTTCATCATGTTCAAATAACGTACAATGGCAGCAAAGGATCTAAATGTACTAAAGCAGAAGTTTGAAACTGGCAAAATGCCAACTCAACAGGATTTTCACGATTTGCTGGATAGTTTTGTTAGCGTAGTTGAATTGGGTGCGCTTACAGAACAGCAATTTGCATATGGAGTAGTAATAAACAGCAATATTGCTTCTAGTTATCTACGCCGGATTGGAAATACGGACAAGCATAGGGCTCTACCTATACAGAGCCGAATGCGGCGGTGCCTACTTCGCGATGACGGTACTGTAAACTATTACCTGCATCCCAATGACAGTTCGAAGCGAGAAGACGGAACTGCCGCCGCACTGGATGGATCACAGGGACAGGTGATGGTCGAGATTCCTGAACATTATCGCAAGGTTACCGATATTGATGGTATTAGGACTATACTTATTAGCGAGGTGCAGCTGGTAAATTATGAGCGGATAAAGACATGTTATATAAGTGCATATCAGGCAGGATTGGATAGAGTGTCTGGGAAACTTGCGTCGGTAGTCAACACAACTGTAAATTTCAGAGGCGGGGATAATACAGCCGCATGGGATAGCACGTACAGAAGTCTGTTAGGCAAGCCAGTTTCTAACCTGTCATTAACAAACTTTAGGGCGTATGCCAGAGCGAGAGGGTCGGTAAATTGGAATTGCCTGGACTACAATGTATATAAGACCCTTTTCTACATGTACATTATTGAGTATGCAAATTTAAATATTCAGTTACCCTATAACGCGCAACTGGACCCAAGTCAGTTCAAGCAGGGAGGTTTAGGAATAGGTGTGACGGACGTGGACTCAGCGAAATGGAGTGTTTACAACAATTATAATCCGTTCATTGACTGCGGCGTTACAAATTCATTAGGTAACGCCAGTGGTATTGTAAACGTCAATATGCCGGTCGAATATGATGCGGTTATTAAAACGGTTAGTGTCCCCTCGTATCGGGGTATCGAAAATATTTTTGGGCACATCTGGCATTGGTGCGATGCTGTTAAGGTGGAAGTACAAAGCGAAAGTTCTGGCGCGCAAAGCAAGCTTTATACATGTTCAAATCCTAACGCGTACAATGATGCAAACTATGTTGGATATACACATGTTGGGGTTGTCTCAAGATTTGACGGCTGGATAACAAAAATGGTGCCTGGCGAAATTATGCCAGCAGCCGTGGGTGGAGATAGCTTGACATTTTACTGTGATTATTTCTATACCTATATACCAGGTGCTGGAGTAGAACAGCGCGGGGTGCTCTTTGGCGGCTTTGCGAATAACGGCTCGGATGCGGGTCTCGCTTACTCGAATACGAATTACGCGCCGTCGTCTGCGTATACGACTGTCGGCTCCCGTCTTTGCTATTTAACGTAACACGTAACAAATTTATAAAATTAGTAAGATGAATAAAATCGATGATGGGAGTCTATCGTTTCTATCTATAACGCCAGATAAGGGGTCGAAACATTTTAACTGTGACGAAATTACGCAGCAGAAACTGACTAATTTGTCGTTCTGGGTTGTAGACTTCATCGATTCAATAAAAACGAAATACGGCACAGACCGGTATCTTGTAAAAATAAAGTTTAACAGGGAGGACCATGATGGTATAGCAAGGAAGTTCTTCACTAACTCCAGTGAAATTAAATATGTCTTAGACAAAATAAGGGAAATGGACGCACTCCCTCGTAGAGTGACAATGCGAGCGAGTGGAACGAGATATTACCTGGAATAAATAGGTCGTTTGTCTCTCTGGGTGCTCTTAGGCGGCAATGCGAATAACAGCTCGAATGCAGGTCTCGCTTACTCGAATACGAATATCACGCCGTCGAATGCGAATACGAATATCGGCTCCCATCTTAGCTGTAAGATTTTAAAACGGAGATAAAGGCCTTGCGAAGTGCAAAAAATAAAAATCGTTTAACTGGTGTTGGTAGTAAAAACGAAGACTCCAGGCGAACCCAGCAAAAATGAAGCGCGAAGGAAACCTATACGACAAATTATGCAGCATGGATAATTTAATCCTTGCGGATGCGAATGCTCGCCGCGGGAAAATACATAGGTATGGCATTAAAAAGTTCGATCGAAATAGAGATGTAAACTTACAGCAGTTACGTAGCGCATTGCTTTCTGGTACATTTAAAACAAGTGCATATGACGTATTCAAGGTATTCGAGCCAAAAGAGAGGACTATTTTTCGGTTACCATACTTCCCCGACAGAATTGTTCACCATGCAATAATGAATGTTTTAGAACCGATTTGGGTTTCAATATTCACGAGCGACACATTCGGTTGTATCAAGGGGAGAGGTATTCACGCGGCTTTAAAAAGGCTTAAAATTGCATTAAAAGATGTTGAGAACACTACCTATTGCTTAAAGCTGGATGTGAAAAAGTTCTATGAGTCCATAGACCATAATGTCCTAAAGATGATTGTGCGTCGAAAGATAAAGGATGTGCGAATGTTGCACCTGCTTGATGAAATTATAGATAGTGCAGACGGAGTTCCGATTGGGAATTATCTAAGTCAATATTTTGCAAACTTATATCTCGCCTATTTTGATCATTGGATAAAGGAAGAAAAAGGTAATAGGTACTACTTCCGATATGCTGATGATATGGTTATTCTTCATGCTGACAAGAAGTGTTTAAGGACTTTGTTTTTTGAGATACAATCTTACTTTTCAGCAAACCTTAAGCTTGAAATTAAGAAAAACTGGCAAATATTCCCTACGGACTCTCGGGGTATCGACTTTCTGGGATATGTGTCGCGTCATACACACGTGATAATGCGCAAGAGTATAAAGAAGAGATTTATGCGAAAAGTGGCGAAGCTTCGAAAGAGAGGTACCCAGGGGAGAGAATTTAGAATGCAAATTTCGCCCTGGTTTGGATGGGCTAAACATTGTGACACGAAGAATCTATTAAAAAAAGTATTATGAAAACGAACAGTAAGGATCTAATTCCCGCGTTGGTTGATCTGGGGAATGGCAAGTATCATTTCAACTTCAATGTTGTCGCCATTTCAGACGGATACGAATGTGACACAGTGGAAGTGGCATCACCAGGCTACGATGATATCGTGAATGCTATTATTAGGCAGCGATATACCGCTTCTAATGAATTCTCCATCCACCGCCAGAAAGATAGTAAGCCGGCTGAATGGGCGGACTATAACACATATTGCGAATCTGTAAAAACTTTAGTAAAAACCGGTTTAAATATCTGATATGAACGGACTAGTTAATTTTCTGGCTGATAATGCATTTCTAACGATGCTGTTTACGAACCTGTTCCAAGCGGTAGTTTGGGCTTTTGCTTTCAAAAAACGACGAATTGAAAACGATTCGGGAGAAGCGAGCGCTCTGGATTCGATTCGGGAACTAAATAACAAAATTGCCGCAGACTTGAAAGAAAAGTACGACGAGCAGTATAAGCGGATAAGTGAGCTGGAGGAGCGCGAGCGTACCGCGATAAAGGAACGAGGTGAACTTGTAGGCCAAATATCGATTCTAACCCAACAAAACAAGTCTGACAAGGACCTCATACAAAAATTATCCATCCAGGTGAGCGGGTACAAGACTGAAGTGGCGTCATGGAAAACGAAATTTGAGAATCTTCAAAAACAGGTTGATAAATTCAAAAAAGAAAACAATGAAAAATAAAGGATTGATTCTACTGCTTGTCGCATCACTAGTAGCGACTGTCTATTTCACCATTAAAAGCTGTAACAGTGATTTGGAGGCAACGAATTGGAAAGCCAGGTACGACACGGCTATGTCAGAAGTAAAGAGTTTCAAAAACAAGGCTGGAGTCCAGGTGGTAGAGCAGGCCATTGCTCAGTTTGCAGATCAGAAGTCACTAAAGGAGGCATCTGCAAAGGCCTTTAATCTAAAAAAGCGGGATGAAAAGATGATCAAAAAAGTCGATCTGTTTGCCCAGATTGCGCAGGAGCTTAAGATTTCTGACTCAGTGCCTATTTACGTCGATGCGACGGCGCTGACGTTGGATTCAAGCAAAAAAGATGAATGGCCGAAACATTACAATCAGCAAAAACAATATTACGCAATTTCCGGGGAAATTTGGCCGGACCTATTGATTATTGACTCCCTTAAAGCATATGACACCCTATCATTTCGGGTTGCAGCAAAGAGATCTGGATTGTTCAAGCCAAACGAGACCGTGATCCAGGCTGTGCACAGTAGCCCATATGTATATACGAGCGGCATTACTTCCATGTCTGTAAAACATCGTACAAATGCCTGGAATCGATGGATAAAACCCATTGCGTTCGCAGTAGCCGGGGTTGCCGTTGGTCGGTCCGTTAAGTAAAAAAAATAGCCCCCGACTTTATTGGCCCAACTACCACATCGGGCGCAAATAATTAAGGTGAGTACACACCAAGCCGAAGGCCAATGCCTTTCAGGTGTGTACTCACCTTTTTTTGTGGTAGAATGCAAATTTACATAAAATGAAGGTTTACAAGCAATCGCCCCTGCCTTTCATGGGGCAGAAACGAAAATTTTTAAAGCAGTTTAAAGAGAGTTTGAAGAAATGCCCCTCAGACGGAACTTTTGTGGATCTGTTCGGCGGCAGTGGACTCCTAAGCCGTACGGTAAAAGATTATTATCCACAGTCAAGGGTAGTGTATAGTAGTTACAAGGGAAACTATTGGAAACTGGCCGATTATTTGGATGTGTTGACGATGCTTAATAAACAGGCGTATTTCTATTTTACCAGTAATAAAAGCCATATTGTGGAGCTGTGTAAATGGATGTCAACCCACACAGACTATCGTAATCCATTTGAAAATGCTATTTTTAACACTACGCAACAGCATATGAATTTCAACAGTTCATATACTGATATCATGGTTTTTAAAGAGTATTTTAGTTAA